GGGCGCGGACGCCTGCGAGCTTGGGGCAGGTCATCCATGGCTACCAAGGTATGGGGCAGGGCATCGCGGCATTGCTGGGGGTCAAGTGAGCGGGAAGGGATCGACGCCGCGCCCGTTCAGCGTGAAGGACGACGTGTTTTCGGAGAACTATTGCAGGGCTTTCGGGCACAAGGAGCGTGCCGGGCGGTGCATGAATTGCGGGGCAACGCTTCAGGCGACCCATTGCAAAGAACAGGCGGTGAACAGTGGCATTCAAGAAGGGGCAATCTGGGAATCCTGCGGGCAGGAAGGCCGGCACGCCTAACAAAGTCACGGCTGAGGCAAAGGCGGTTATCGCCGGCGCTGCTGAGGCGCTGGGCGGAATGGATCGCCTTGTGAAGTGGGCGAAGGAAGACCCGCAGAACGAAAAGGCTTTCTGGTCTAGCGTTTATCCGAAGCTGCTGCCGTTGACGGTGGCTGGCGACAAGGAGAACCCGCTGGAAACCGTTACCAGCTTCAGGCTTGCCCCGCTGGAATGACGCAGGTTGACATTCGACTTCCTAAGAAGCTGATTCCAGTCTTCCAAGGGCGCGCAGACGTTCGTGGGGCATACGGTGGCCGTGGGTCGGCCAAGACGCGCAGCTTCGCCAAGATGGCCGCATTCCAGGGGATGCGCTACGGGCAGGCTGGCGTGTCCGGGCAAATCCTGTGCGTCCGCCAGTACATGAACTCGCTGGACGATTCCTCGCTGGAGGAAGTCAAGCGAGCCATTGAGGATGAGCCAGCCTTGTCGGCGTACTACTTGGTGGGCGAGAAGTTCGTTAAGTCGAACGATGGGCGGGTGTGGTTCTCGTTCGCCGGCTTGGATCGGTCGATTGACTCGATCAAGTCAAAGGGTCGCATCCTGCTGTGCTGGGCGGACGAGGCCGAGCCGGTGGCGGATTCCGCTTGGTCAACCCTGATCCCGACACTCCGCGAGGAAGGTGACGGCTGGAATGCCGAGCTGTGGGTGACGTGGAACCCGAGGCGCAAGACGGCCACGGTCGAGTCGCGTTTCCGGCATTCGTCTGACCCGCTGGTGAAGGTGGTCGAGCTTAACTGGCGGGACAACCCGAGATTCCCGGCAAAGCTGGAGCGTGACCGCCAGCGCGATCTTGCCGAGCGGCCCGACCAGTACGACCACATTTGGGAAGGCGGCTACGTCACGGCGCAGGAAGGCGCGTATCTCGCCCAGCATCTTGCGAAGGCCAAGGATGAGGGGCGCATTGGGGCGGTCGCGGCTGATCCGCTGCTGACGCTCCGGGCGCACTGTGACATTGGCGGAACGGGGGCGAGGGCGGATGCCTTCACCATCTGGATTGACCAGTACGTGGGCCAGCAGGTGCGGGTGCTGGACTACTACGAATCTGTTGGCCAGCCGATGGAGGCGCACGCCGCTTGGCTTCGATCCAAGGGCTACGGCCCTGAGCGCGTGACCATCGTTTTGCCGCATGACGGCGCACAGCACGACCGCGTTAACCGGGTGACCTACGAGAGCGCGTTCCGCGACATGGGCTATCAGGTTGTCGTGATTCCGAACATGGGCGCTGGCGCGGCGTCCAGGCGGATTGAGGCTGTTCGCCGGTTGTTCCCGTCCATCTGGTTCAACGAATCGACCACGGAAGCCGGGCGCGATGCGCTGGGCTGGTACCACGAGAAGCGGGACGATGCGCGCGGCATTGGCCTTGGGCCTAACCACGATTGGGCGTCGCACGGCGCTGATGCGTTCGGCCTGATGGCTGTTGACCATGCGGAAAACAAGCCGGCCAGCGGGATCACTTTTTCAATTGACAGTTTTGCATCTGAGTTTCAATGATCGGAGTTCGCGTGAAGGAAAAACGCAGTAAGGCCAAGGATGGCCTGAACGACGACCCGATGAAGGAGATGCGGGAGCGTTACGAGCGTGCCGTTGAGGCTGAGCGCGAGAACCGCCTAAAGGCCATCGAGGATTATCGTTTCGTCGCCATCCCCGGCAATCAGTGGGACGAGTCGCAGCGCAAGGCCCGCAAAGGTCGCCCGTGCTACGAAATCCCTATCCTGCGCTCCAGCTGGCGGCAGGTGGTCAACGATCAAAAGAAGGCGCGCCCCGGCATCAAGGTGCGCCCGGTCGAGGATGGCGACAAGGATGGCGCAGAGCTCAGGCAGGGGCTGATTCGCAACATCGAGAGCCGATCCAACGCCGAGCGCGTCTACGACAAGGCGTTTGAGCTGCTGACCGCCTCGGGCTTCGGCTGCTGGCGCGTGAGTACGGCCTACAGCGCCGACGATGCGTGGGATCAAGACATCGTTATCGAGCCGATCACCGATCCGCTGACGTCAGTCTGGTTCGACCCGGACGCCAAGCACGACGACTGCCGTGACGCCGAATACTGCTTTGTCGAGGAAACGCTGAGTCACGAAGCGTTTGAGCGCCGCTACCCGAAGGCCAAGGCAGTTGACTTCGAGTCGATCATCTCCAGCCGCAAGTATGGCGACTGGTTTGGCGAAAAGAGCGTTCGGATTGTCGAGTACATCCGCCGCGAGCCGATCACGAAAACGCTGCTGCTGCTGTCCGATGGTCGCACGGTTGACGCCGAGCAGGCCATCCAGATGGCCGAGCAGTTGGCGATGGAAGGAATCACCGTTGTCCGTGAGCGCACGGTCAACACGCATAAGGTGGTTTCGTCAATTTGTACGGGCGCGGAGGAAATCGAAGGCCCGAACGATCTGATCTTCGACCGCATCCCCGTCATCCCGACCTACGCCAACCGCCACTTTGTTGACGGCACTTGGCAGTGGTGCGGCATGGTGCGACCGGCACGCGATCCGCAGAAGCTAGCGAACTACAACATCACGACCGGCCAAGAGGCGCTTTCCAAGCAGCACAAGGCCGTCCCGGTTGTCACGGTCAAGATGCTGGAGGGTGCCAACGTCAAGGCGCTTTGGGACTCGTCCAACGCGGTTGACGTGCCCTACCTGCCGATCACGCCTGACCCGACCATGCCTGGCGGGCCTAACTTCCTGTCGCCGCCGCCTGTCCATGCCTCGTTTGTCCAGTTCGGGCAAATGTCCATCGATATGGTCAAGATGGCGACAGGCATCTATGACGCATCGATTGGCGCTCGCTCCAACGAGACCAGCGGTCGGGCGATCATCGCTCGCCAGAACGAGGGCGATACCGCGACGTTCGACTATCAGGACGCGCTATCGTTCTCGATCCAGTCAACGGGCGAGCTGATCCTGTCGGCGCTTCCGAAGGTCTATGACACGCCCCGCGTCGTGCGCGTGCTTGGCGTCGATGGCCGCGAGAAGCAGGTTCAGCTGTATCAGGAAGACCAGAACGGCAACAAGCTCAACGACCTGTCCGCTGGCAAGTATGACGTGACCATCTCGGTCGGCGCGTCGTTCGACACGCAGCGCATGGAGTTCGTGGACGCGATTCAGGCCATGTCGCAGGGCAATCCGATGGTGGCTGCGGCCACAGGCGACCTTGTGATGAAGGCGATGGACTTCCACGGATCCGATGAGGCTGCCGAGCGCCTGAAGCTGTTGTTGCCTCCGCAGATTCAGCAGGCCATGGCAAGCGGCGACAACATGCCGCCCGAGGCGATTGCAGCGATGCAGCAGGCCAAGCAGGCGATGCAGGCTGCCCAGCAGCAGATGGCACAGGCCCAGCAGATGTTGGGCGAGATTCAGCAGGAGAAGGCCGACACCGAAGCCGAGAAGGCGAAGGTTGACGCGGCCAAGAAAGAGATCGCAGCCGAGATCAAGGTTGCCGAGGCCGAGCTTGCTGCAAAACGGGCAGAGCTTGAAGCCGCGATTGCAAAGTTTGAGGCAAGGATTGCCATTAGCCCCATGGACGGGGCGACTTATCCGCCCAACTGAGGGCGCACACCGCACCAGCCGGTAGCTGGGCCTATTCGTCAAGGATGACGCATGAGTGATGTTGAGAACGCCCTGGCGGGCGCTATTGCCGCGCATGAGGAAGCCCCTGTTGTCCAACAGGAAGCGCCTCAGGAACAAGCCCCGGAATCGGCATCCGAGGAAGAGGCGCAACAGGAGGAACAAGCCCGCGATGAAAAGGGCCGATTCGTCCAGAAGCGCATCAATGAGCTGACCCGTCGTTACCACGACGAAGCGCGCGCACGTCAATCGCTGGAGAGTGAGCTTAACCAGCTACGTGAGCAGTTCGCGCGCAGCAACCAGCCGATGCCTCCCGACCCGAACGATGACCCGCAGGGGTACATCGCGCACCTTGCCCGTGAAGAAGCGCGGGCGCTGATTGACTCGGAACGGCGGGCAATGGCAGAGCAGCAGGAGCAGGCACGTCTTGCTTCCATCGCACAGAGCTACGCAACCCGCGAGGAATCGTACAAGGAGCGGTTCCCCGACTATGACGAAGCGGTTGAGTCGCTGGTCAGTGTGGTGGGGCCGAATCGTGCCCTTGGCGAAGTCCTGATGTTGTCCGAGCAGGGGCCGGCAGTGGCCTATTACCTCGGCCAGCACTTGGATGAGGCGGTAAGCATCGCCCGTCTGCCTCCGCACCTTGCGGCGGCGGCTGTTGCTAGGCTTGAGGCCAAGGTCAGCCAAGTCAAGCCAAAACCCGTCACGTCTGCACCTGCCCCGGCTCCGACGCTGGCGGGCGCGTCTGTTGCCCCGAAGGGGGCGCATGACGGCCTGTCCATCGAGGACTGGATGCGGGAACGCAATTCTCAAAATCGCTAATCGGCATGGAGGCCGATCATCATGGCAAATAGCCTGCTTACCCCTACCGCAGTGACCCGCGAGGCGCTGCGAATCCTGCACCAGAAGCTGAACTTCGTTGGCAACATCACCCGCGACTATGACGACTCGTTCGCCAAGTCCGGCGCGAAGATCGGTGACTCCCTGAAGATTCGCCAGCCGAATCAGTACACCGTCCGTTCTGGTGCCACCCTGTCGGCGCAGGACACCACTGAGCAGAGCACCACGCTCCAGATTTCCAGCCAGAAGGGCGTGGACGTCAATTTCTCGTCTGCCGAACTGACCCTTTCTCTGGATGACTTCAGCAAGCGCATTCTCGATCCGGCCATGGCAGTGCTGGCGGCCAACATCGAGGCCGACGCCCTGAGCATGTACAAGGACGTTTACAACAGCGTCTGGAATGGCGGATCGGCTGCGACCTACAACAAGGCGCTGGATTGCCGCGTCAAGCTCCAGAACGCCCTTGCCCCGCCGTCCGACCGCACCATGCTGCTTGACCCGGCTGCGATGGCCGACGTCATCAAGGACACCAAGTCCCTGTTCAATGACCAGACGTCGATTGCTAAGCAGTTCCGCGAGGGCATGGTGGGCCGCGCCGCCGGCTTCGACTGGGGCGAGAACACCCTGCTGCCGTCGCACACCCGTGGCGCTGGCGACACCGCCTATGTGGTCAACACCTCGACCGGCATCACCAGCGGCACCGCCACCATCACGGTTGCGACCGGTACTGGCTCGATCCTGAAGGGCGACGTGTTCACCGTGGCGGGCGTGTACGAAGTCCACCCGGAGACCAAGGCGAACACTGGCCGCTTGCAGCAGTTCGTCTGCACCGCCGATTACGCTGGCGGCGCGGGCGCTGTGTCGGTGTCCCCGACCCCGATCACCTCGGGCGCGTTGCAGAACGTCGTAATCGTGTCGGCTGGTGCGGGCAAGGCCGTGACCATCTCCGGCACCGCCTCCACCGCTGTCCAGACAGGCCTTGCGTTCCAGAAGGGTGCCTTCGCCTTCGCCACCGCCGATCTGGTCATGCCGTCTGGCGTGGACTTCGCGGCCCGCGAGGTTTACGACGGTATCTCGATGCGCATCGTCCGCGCCTACGACATCAACAACGACAAGTTCCCCTGCCGTATTGACGTGCTGTATGGCTACAAGACCCTGCGTTCGCAGTTGGCTTGCCGCTACCACAATAACTAAGCAGTAACAGGGCTGGGCGGGGGATCACTCCCCCGCCCTTTTCTATGGGGGCGGAATGAAGGCAATTGAAATCATTGGCCGGGCACTCCGGTTGATTGGCGCGGCTGATGCCTCCGAAGCAATTGATGCGAACAGCGCACAGGACGCCTTGTCCACGCTGAACGTCATGCTGGCCGAGTGGAGCGAGGCGGACATTGGGCAGCCTGACGTTTCGCTTGGGCTTCAGTCCGACATCGACTCCATCGCGGATGCGGACGCCTACGCCTACCAGCTCGCCATGCGGATCGCGCCGGAGTACGGGCTTCCCATCTCAGGCGACATTGCGGCCATGGCAGAGCAGGCCATGAATCGGCTGCGTCTGCGCTACTTCACTCAGGGGGAAATCAGCCTCCTGGAGCTTCCTACGGCGACTGAGCCGTTCAATATTCTGGTGGGCTAATGGGCAACTGGCGCGACTTCCCGCTGCCTGACGGCTCCTACTCGGACGAGACTCGCCCGTTCTCCCAGCAGGACGTGGTGAACTACTTGCCGACACTTGCGGAGCGCGATGGCACGCGCTCGCCTGTCGTCCACAAGACCGCGCCTGGCCTAAAGGCGTTCGCCCGTATCGGCGATGGCCCGCACCGTGGCGCGCACAACTGCGAAGGCCGGCGCTTCATCGTCTCTGGCCGCAAGCTGTATCAGGTGGACAAGGATGGTGTTGCGACGGATCGCGGCACGATCCCCGGTACTGGCCGCGTCACGATGGCGCACAACCAGATTGCGAACGGCAATCAGGTGCTGGTCGGCACCATCGACAACAGCTACCTATGGGATACCGTCGAGAACACGCTGTCGGCCACTGGCGTTGCGTTGCAGTCGGTGGATTTCCTGAACCAGCGTTTCCTCGGCGTTGACCAGCAGCGGCGATTCTGGAGGCACTCTGCGCTTGCCGATGGTGCATCGTGGTCTGACCTTGACGTGTATTCGTCGGAGTCGTCTCCGGATCGCATCGTCGCATTGAAGGTGCTTGACGGTCAGGTGTACGTGTTCAACGAGCGCACTATCGAAGTGTTCGTTGACCAGCCGACCGAAACGCAGGTTTTTCAGCGGACGGTGGTCATCCAGCGCGGGTGCATCTCAGGAGACACCATCGTTCGCATTGCCGGCACGCTGTTCTTCGTTGGCGACGACTACATCCCCTACAGGCTGGACGGGTACACGCCGGTTCCGATTGGCACGAAGCCCATCGTGGCCGACCTGTCCAAGACAGAGCCGCGCAAGCTGTTTGGGTTCGGCTGGGAGGATCGCGGCTACCTCGTTTATTACGTCACCGCACAAAACGGCCATACGTGGGGCTATGACGTGACCAATGGCCGATGGCATCGGCGCGAGTCCTATGGGCTTGACCGCTGGCGCATCAACACGATGGTCAAGTTCGAGCAGGATTGGTACGCGGGCGACTACTCCAGCGGGCTGATGTACAAGCTGGAATGGGGCTATGTGTACGAGGGCTGCGAGATCATGCCCCGCAAGCTGCGTACGGGCGTCCTGCACAACCAGGGCAACCGGGTGCGGGTAAACGGGGTCAAGCTGATTGCGGAGACGGGCAAAGCGCCTTCCATCCCGATTAGCGTTTCCCAGGTCTATACGAAATCGAAGCTGCTGGTCACAGGGCAGGCTTCTACCACTGGAGCGCCCGTGTCAGCTTCTGCCATCTCTGGCGGCACGCTGTCGTTTACTGGCATTCCAACTGCATCCGGCGCTGATGTTCAGTCGGGCTCCCCCTTCTACTACGGCGGGGCTTGGGTTGTCGTTGGTAGCAATGATGCGGTTCTATCGACTGACAACCTACAGACGTAGCAATCCATCGCGTTCCCGTATCAGTCTTTCGGCCCA